CGCTGTCATATTCCCAACTTCCGTGTTTAACCTCTTGCATATCACACACGGTAGCTTCGTTGGATTTACTTCCGTCAATCTCAATAATGCGTTTTACATTTTCGGCGTTTTTCTTTGAATTAAATAACAATAATTCAGTAGTAAAATTGCTACCATTATAATTAGGTATATCCAACGCATAGTAACCACAAATATCACGGATTTTTAATTCTTTTTCAATCATTGTTTTTCACCGTCCCCCTTCTTCGCCTTTTTCGGCACCAATTCACCAATGAGGTTTAAGCCTTTGTAACATTCATCACATAGATGTATTTTAACTCTTCTCTTGCTTTCGATAGGAATTGCAATTCCGCTGAGGCAATCAACATCAACTCCCAGATAGAATTCCTTCATCCCAACTGTGTACGGATCTGAGATAACTTTGTTGCAACTATCACATTGATAGATTCTCATTTAGGTTCACCTGCTTGTAAAACTCATATCTGTTATCTTTGTTTTCAGCTTTTATTGCAATCGCTAAATCTTTTGTGCTTATTTCATCTAAACTATTAATACTTTCCATTAATCTGTCAATTAATAAAATTTTTTCACCGTTTGCAACTGCATCAAGCACATCAGAACTACAAACTGCTTCGTACTTCCTCATTTTTTACACCTCTTTCATTAATTTTCTTTGCAAAAACTTCGCTATCAAGATACTTCCTCAGGCTATCTCGTGTCATCGCTCTTTACTGTCCTCAATAGGCTGATTCCAGCATCCAAGACAGTAATGGTCTTTTCTGCAATCATCTTTGTTCATTAGTCCCAAATGATATGGGCATATGCCTTTAGGTATTCCAGTATCATAAAGCTGGACATTAGGATAGTTTTTCAAAAACTCTGTAAGAAATGTCTTTTGCGGATGCTCATTCGACCATTTCTGCACTATTTCTATTGCTTTTTTAGGATAAAGCATTTCAAAAGCTGTACATGATTGCCCTTTATTGTTATTTATGCTACATAAAGGGCAGTTAGAGCAGCCAAGTTTACATAGCCCATTCTTTGTTGTTCTTTTCGTCATTCTTCGCTTTTCAGCGAAATAATTTTCGGTTTTTGAACAATCAATCATTTTATTCACCTCTCAACGATTCGGCAATTCTTTGTTGATTCTTGCAGATAAGGTCATTTATGTTACAAAATAAATAATATGTCAACCCTCTTATCTCTTCTATATCATCTGTGACCATAATGCGATTGAGTTCACCGTCAATCGTTTCACGGGTGTTATCGATTTCCTGTCTGAGTTTCATTTTATCACTCTCCTTTAATTTTTCGGTTATTCTTTTGGTTAAGCCGTTTTCGTTGGTTAGGCATTCTNCGCTGTCATATTCCCAACTTCCGTGCTTAATCTCTTGCATATCACACACGGTTGCTTCGTTGGGTTTACTTCCGTCAACTTCGATAATACGCTTAACTGTTTCGGCATTTCGTTTTGAATTAAAGTATATCGTGTTTACACTACCGTCTGCGAACGGTATATCCAAAGCATAATCACCGGATACCTCACGGATTTTTAATTCTTTTTCAATCATTTTTCACTCTCCTTTAATTTTTCGGTTATTCTTTTGGTTAAGCCGTTTTCGTTGGTTAGGCATTCCAAGGCTTGGAGGGCATTGATTACGGTTTGCTCGTTGGTTTGGGACTGATACATCTTACGGACGAAGTCGGCGCTTTTCTTTACATTATCCATAATTCTTTGTGAGAGCATACGGTATTCGTCTGCGTTGTTTCTGTCACGCTTATACTCCGTTCTGAGCTTGTCCTGCCATTCAAGGCAGATGTTTATGTCCCAGCCTTTATGACGGTTGTTGTAGCCGACCTTTGCAAGCCTTGAAAAGTATTTATATTCGGGCGGAGGAAAGAATGAGTAATCAAGCTGACCGTCAATTGCTTTATCTTCAAGCTGTTCAAACACCTGCGGATTGTTAAAATCATATTTTTTCATATTACCTCCTGCGGAGGCTTGTGGTGGGTTTGGTGCGATTTTAAAGAACCCTTTCTATATATATATTAGTTTATTTTTCTTATACGAAAGGTTAGAAAAACCCGTAAACCCTCCTCAAGCTACCACACTAACAATCTTTATAAATTGAAATTCCGTTGAAATAATTGAAATTTCTTCCCTTTACTTTTTCAAATCGTTTGGCAAGTTCGGTGCTGAATTTGGTATTTGACATACAATATTCGTTGTTATCCCCTGCCCAGCTTGTATATGCGGCATAGAGCGTGCTTGCCTGAACCGAACCCTCTAACACACATCTGTCCTCGATAAAGGCGGAAATGACATCCATTTCACGCTTGTACTCTCTCACGCTTTGAAGAACGGCAGACGGCATTTTCAAACCCTCTCTCTGCCAAAGAATACAGCCGTCGATACACCATTTGAAAATTGCGGTCATTTCGGCTTTGAGCTTATGCGTAAGGTTCTTATCAACCTTATCCTCGGGAATCTGAACATTGAACGGTATCATATGTATTCTTCGCCATATGCCCGTGTCGGTGCCTCTGATAATCGGTTTATGGTTTGTCGCCATCCACAGCTTAAACTCGGGCTTGAACTCAAATTCCTCGCTGTACAGCTTTCTTGCCGTTACGGTATCGTCACCCGTAAGCTGTTTGAGAAGTCCCTCATTAATTCGCACGCCCTCGTTCGGCTCAACCGAGGTGACAAGCCTTGCACCTTTTAACCGTGCAATGTCGCTGTTTATGGCACTGCTCTGAGAGTTTCTTACCATAATTGTTTCAGGCTGAATGTTTGCGGCATAATCGCCGAATACATCACGGATAACATCAATGAATGTACTCTTGCCGTTTCGTCCCGTGCCGTAAAGGAAGAATGCGCATTGCTCGGCTGTTGAGCCTGTCAGACTGTAACCGACCGCCTTTTGAATGTAGCGAATAAGCTCCTTATCGCCTGCAAAAATATCGTCAAGAAATGCAAGCCAACGGGGACACTCTGCCGTTTGAGAACAGTCAACCGAAGTAATCTTTGTAAAATAATATTCGGGATTATGCGCCCTCACTTCGCCGTTTTTTAGGTTGATTATTCCGCTTGGGGTGTTTAATGCCATACGGTATTTATCCATTTGTGCCGGAAGTACGGGGATATGGTGTTCAACCTCGTTGAGCATTGCTTTTTTTGATTTGTTGGAACGGCTTACTTTCATATGCTTTTCAAATGCTTTTGACATATCTCCGCCGTTCTCTTCATCAGCTTGCAAGTACAGCCTTGCTTCGGCTTTCATAGCCTCAACGCTTTTGTCTGCCATTCGCAAAACTACCCCGATATTGTCAACACACCACTTCATAGAATTGTAGTAATACCACTTTTTCTCAGTGTAACAATACCTTACATTATCGCCGAATAAATCAACAAACCTGTCGGCGTTACCCATATCGTCAAAGGTGTAGGCACGCATTTTTTCTTCGTCAACCGCTTGAACAGCCTTGCCCTCACCGATTGAAATTGAATAATCGTTATGCTGTTTTGGGTTATAGGTCTGCGTACAGCCCGACACAGCCTTTTGCAGGGTTATAATGCCGTAGGTTGTACCCGACTGTTTTCTGTCCCACTTGTCACGCATTAAGCCTGATTGTCTGAAAATCGAATCCATTTTGTCGGTATCGCAACCGCACCAGAACGCAAGCATATTGCAAAAAGCCATGTCCGCCTCGCTCTGTGACGAGTAAGCCGAAAAATCACCGCTGTACAGAGCCTTGAAAAGACTTCCGTTCTTGGCATTGCAGGCGATTCTGACAATATCGTCAACGGTGTTCGGATTAACCTCAATGTTACGGAGCTTAGGCTGTGGCTCTGTTGCCTTGCCGAGATATTTTGAATGCAGCGGCTTTATGCTTTCGGTGCAATCGTTTATGTACGCATATGCAGAGCAGTAATCTCCTGTCACTACGAAGAATCTGCCGTTTTCGTACATTTCAAAACCGCCCGAATCATTCTTCGCCTTTCTTCTGCCCTCGGGAAGAGTTCCCTTGCAGATTATGTGAACACCTGTCTTACTCTGCGAAAATTCGGTGTAGCTCTGCAAAGTGTTCACAAACTCGCTGATTATGTTGTCAGCTCCGCCGTTTTGGTAGTCCTGAATGTCATTCGGCATATCGTCAAGGTCAACACCGAAAAACGGTGAATTTGAGAACATAAAGCCTATACCCGAATATTTGGCGGATTCTCTGACTGCCGTTTCAAAGTCTGACCAAGTGTCCGAGTTATTCGGCATTGCAAAGCCACCCGTTCTTGGATTTATCGGTTTCTTTGAAATTCCGCTGTGCNTAAAGCCTATACCCGAATATTTGGCAGATTCTCTGACTGCTGTTTCAAAGTCCGACCAAGTGTCCGAGTTATTCGGCATTGCAAAGCCACCCGTTCTTGGATTTATCGGCTTCTTTGAAATTCCGCTGTGTGATTTCGGATCTGGATATGACTGCCAGCACACCCAGTTTTTGTAACCTTTCAATTCCTCGGGAACTGCAAAATATTTATTTTTATTTGGGTTTAAATTTGTAAAGCCCATTTTTTCACCTCCATATATAAGGAAAAGCACGGTGAAAATTGCACTGCTTTATGCAATTCCCGAAGAATTTTTTTAAAATCAGAACGGCAAATCATCGTCAATCGGCATATCAACAAAGCCCTGATTTGCTGTCTGTGCAGGTGCATAACTCTGCTGTGGCTGTGCATAGGCTGTTGCCGTTGAACTCTGCGACTGCTTAAAAGTATGCTTTACTGTCGGAAACTTAGTCGGATTGAGCCAGCTGACTTCTTCTCTTTTTTCGCCGTTCCATTCGCCGTGCTTAATCGTTACACGAACAGGCTTTTTAATGAGTTCTTCAAGGAACTGTTCAAGGCTGTCGTAATCCTTGCCGTCGGGAAGTCCTGCCGCTTTGCCGAGAGCCATAACCTGATTAAAACCGTAGCCCTTGACCTGCTTGTCGTTCTCGGTAGGTTCTCTGCGTTTCCACAAAGTGTGGAATATATGTCCGTTTTTGTACCCCTGCTCAACATCGTTTCGGATAATGAACGAAATGTTCAGGCAGGTTTTTTCCTCGCCTTTTGAATTTGTGTAGTCACGCTCCTCTGCCTTTGCTATAAGACACTCATAATCGCCCTCGGGTTTGAGTGAGTTAGACTGTGCCGCCTCACTCCAATTTGCTTTAAATCCCATAATTTTACTCCTTTGTTATTAACTCTATTGCCTCATCGGCACTTCTGCACACTCCTGCAACAGCACCGTTGAGTTTCATCATCTGTATAAATTTCTGTTGTTTTTCGGTTGGCTTGCCTTTGGGAGTTTTAACCTCGATAAAAACCGCCCTTCCGTCTGATTTTCTGACACCGAACAAATCCGAAAATCCGGGCGGAACTCCCGTATTGAAATATCTGCCGTCCTTTGTAAAGCCTGCACCTACATTTATACGGAAAATATCGCAGTACGGTGCAATTGCAATACGGATTTTGTTCTGAATTGCGTGTTCTTCTGTCAAGCTATCATACCTCTCTTTCGTGCCTGAAAATATGCCCAGCCTGTTTTGTAGCCGTGGCTTTTTGCGTATGCAAGCAAGTCCGCATAGCTGTGGCAATCATCGGGTGTGCTGAAATCAAGCTTGAATCCCTCAACCTTAATGAGCTTTGCGGTGGTATCGGTTTCAACGGTCCTTTCGGCTGTCGGGAAAACATAACCGCAATGCGGACACATGGCTTTCTGCCCTGCCGGCGGTGCTGAAAATGTAAAGAAACATTCGGGACATTGTCTGACCTTTTCCTCCTGCTCCTTTTCGATTTTTTTAACACTCAGCTTTTTGCGTTTTTCAAGCGTCCATTCTCGGTCGTCATCAGGCATTCCGTGCCTTGCATAGTTGCCCACATGGTCAATGATTACCGCCCTTTTGTTTGGCTTATAACGCATACACCGCATTGACTGCTGAATGTAAAGCGTAAGGCTGTGAGTAGGTCGGAGCAGAATTGTACATTCGCAGTCAGGCACATCAAAGCCCTCTGAAATCAAATCCACATTGCAGAGGATTGTAATTTTGCCGTTTCTGAAATCGGCTATAATCTGTTCTCTCTGTGCCTT